GGCACACCAAGTAACAACACAGTTACAACAGCTATACTACAGAACGGATCAGTTACAACTGCAAAGATTACAGATGCTAATGTAACTACAGCTAAGATTGCAGACGATGCAATTACAACTTCTAAGATACTAAATAATGCAGTTACAACTAATAAGATACTAAATGGTGCAATCACATCTGCTAAGTTAGATAATGGTATTGTCGGTACACCTAAAATAGCTGATACCGCAGTTACTACAGCCAAGATTGCAGATGACGCAGTGACTGCTGCAAAGCTCGCTGACACGTCTGTAACTGCTGGTAGTTATGGTTCATCAACTTCTATCCCAAGCATCACTGTAGACGCTCAGGGACGTATCACAGCAGCATCTGGTAACACTGTTAACACAGATCTAGTTGGTGACACATCACCACAGCTAGGCGGTGACTTAGATGTAAATGGACGGAATATTAAATTTGGACATTGTTCTAGTTCGGGCTCTGATGATACTTTAATGTTTGGCCCCCAAGGAGATAATCTTAAAATATTTCATTCTACGAACGGAATCTTTAGTGTAGATACTGGTAATGCGTATTTTAGAAATACTGGTGATTTCAGTAGTACACGAAAAGTCTACATAATGGCAAAAAATGATGAACAATCAGTTACTTGTGATTCTGACGGAGCAGTAGAATTATATTACGACAATAGTAAAAAGCTTGAAACTGCAAGTGGCGGTGTTAGCGTAACAGGTACTTGCACAGCTACATCTTTTTCTGGTGATGGTTCAAGTTTAACAGGTATTGCTTCGTTCCCATCTGGCACTAAGATGTTGTTTGCTCAATCTTCTGCACCTACAGGGTGGACACATGATACAAGTTATAATGACAGAGCCTTAAGACTTGTTAGTGATTCGTCTGGTGGAGGCACAGGCGGTAGCACTACATGGACAGCTGCATTAAACTCTAGTTTTAGTACATCAGGTGGTAGTGTAAGTAATCATACACTTTCTACATCACAGATACCATCTCACAACCATAGTGCACCAACTAGAAAAGACCCTTCTTGGAATACAAGTTTTAGAACATCTGATGGACCAACAGGAACATTAAATACTAATAATACTGGTGGCGGTGGCTCACACAACCACGGTTTTAGCAATCCTAGTTTTAACTTAAACCTTAGATACCTTAACGTAATTGTAGCAACCAAAGATTAATGCAAATTAAACAAGGTAATTTCTGCCCACTATTACAAAAAGAATGTATAGGACTACAGTGTGCGTGGATTACACAAATTAGAGGAAACGATCCTCAAACAGGTAAAGAGATAGACGAGTGGGATTGTGCAGTTAAATGGATGCCTACTCTTCTTATCGAAAACTCAAACCAACAGCGTCATACATCAGCTGCTGTTGAATCATTTAGAAACAACACAGTAGAATTATTTTCTCCTGTGTTACCCCACAAGGAACAAAGTAAACCTTTATTAATAACTAAAAATGAAACTGACTTTAGTAGCTGAAGATAAGGTTGTAGTCAAAGATGGAGAAGCATGCCATGATCTACAACTTCAATGGCTACCATCAAATGTCTGGGCTTTAGAATGGAATGACGACAAAGGGCACATAGAATATAGAGATGGAACAGTAGAACCTATATCAGAATTAGGTATATACGAACAAGCTGTAACTGAATGGAATACAGCATATAATAATAATAACTCTGGCCAAATACCATGGGAAGAGATATTTAGAAGAGAGCGTGACAGACTTTTATCTGAAAGTGACTGGACACAGCTTACCGATAATGCACTTACTGATGCAAAAAGACAGGAATGGGCTGTATATCGTCAACAATTAAGAGACTTACCAGCTAATACATCTGACTTTGAAAATCCCACTTACCCTACACCACCTAACTAATGTTTAAAGATCTTATCTGGACTAAACCTAACTCTTTATCAGCAGATTTTTGTCAGCACATGATAGATAAGTTTGATAAATCCATTCATAAACGAGCTGGTACGTTTGGTGATAACACTCTAGATAAGTCATTTAAAGATACAACCGAATTAGGTGTTACATTAAATCCAGATTGGGCAGAGGAAGATCATATATTATTTGAAGCTATACAGACTGGTTTAGATCAGTATGAAGCTTACTTAAAAAGTATTGATACACAATGTGTTCCACTTCCTTATGCTAATTATACTCAACAAGACAGAGGATACAAAATACAAAAATACGATGCAAATAGTATTGGTTACAAATGGCACAACGATTTTAGTATTGAAAGTGACTTTGGAACTAGGGTCTACGTTTTTATGTGGTATCTAAACTCTATTGATAAAAAATATGGTGGTTCTACAGATTTTTTTGACGGTACAAGCATACAACCCGAATGTGGAAGCTTAGTATTTTTTCCAGCTACATGGACATATGTACACAGAGGAAGACATACTAAAGTAGATAAATACATAGTTAACGGTTGGATTTATCATCAAGAAGTTAATCCTACATAAATATAAATTATGTCATTGACACAAATAAATAAGGCTGGTCTAGATGAAATAGCTCTGGATCATGTCTTTACAATAGGTGCTTACGGTTCTAGTGCCTACACATTTCAAGGAGAAGGGTTGAATGGCACTGTCAACAATCCTACTCTTTACCTTACAAGAGGTAAAACATATAGATTCGAGAATGGCTCAGGTGGCCATCCTTTTAGAATACAAAGTACAACAGGAACAAGTGGTACTGCATACAATACTGGTGTAACTAACAATAACGCAGTTGGTACAGTTATTATGGAAGTACAGCATGATGCTCCTGATGTCCTATACTATCAGTGTACCAGTCATGCAGCTATGAACGGTATACTATATATTACTGGTGCACTAGCAGACGGTGGTGTAACAGAAGCTAAAATAGCTAGTGGTGCAGTTACAAATGGTAAATTAGCTGCTGATGCAGTTACTACAGCTAAGATAGCTAACAGTGCTATAACCAACTCAAAACTTGGGGATGATTGCGTAACAGGATCAAGAATAGCTGATAATGCTGTAGCAACTGAACACATAGCAGATCAAGCTGTAACACTAGCCAAACTACCACATGGCACATCATCTAACAATGGTAAGTTCCTACGTGCAAACAACGGAGCAGATCCTAGCTTTGAGACAGTTACTAGCACAACAATAAACAACAACGCAGACGACAGAATTATTACTGGCTCTGGTACTGCTAATACTTTAAATGGTGAGTCAAATCTCACTTATGACTCAACCAGACTAACAATAACTGGCTCTAACGAAGCAGATATATTGCACCTTACCACAGGAAATGCTGCTAATAATACTTTTGCTGGCATGAGAGGTGATAACGAAGCTGGTATAAGAATTAGAGGTGGAGGAAGTGGAAGAGGTGGTGAAATTGAACTTGCTGGTGGTGGAAGAAATACTGATCCAGCAGTTATAAAATTTTCAACAACCACAGGTACTTCATTTAATGAACGTATGCGTATAGATTCGTCTGGAAACGTAGGTATCGGTACAACAAGTCCAGCTGATAAATTTCATGTAGTAGCTGGTTCTCAAAGAAATTTTGTTGTAAGAAGCACAGGTGGAGAACCTCATTTATATGCACAAAATGATTCTGGTAATATAGAGAATCTAATGATTGGTGGTAATAATGTAATATTTAAGGCTGGTTCTGGCTCTACTGGTAGTGAAGTTGCAAGAATATCAGAAAATGGAGGTATAACCTTTAACGGAGATACCGCAGCAGCCAACGGACTTGACGACTATGAAATTGGAACTTGGACTCCTACCCCTGCTAGTGGTACTTTTACTATTTATAATCAAGCGTGGTATATAAAAATTGGTAAACTGGTAACTTGTTACTTTTACATATATAATTTTAGTGACACTTCATCAAGCACTCACTTTGTACTAGGTGGATTACCTTTTGCTTATAATAACAGTCCTAAACATGAAAGTTTTCATAATATTTGTGTAGGTGGTAACGCAGCAAATATGAACTCTAGTTGCATTGGTATTACTGGAAGAATAGGACAAGGTGGTACTACTGAAATGCAATTCCGACAAGAAAGATACAACAGCAATAGTGTAAATTTTGAGCACACACATTTAGGTAACTGTCACTTACACACTACTTTCTGCTACGAAGCAGCTTAAAAAAATTATGGCATTATCAGAAACAATCGAATACGACAAAATAGAAGTTGTCGGTGAATTTAAAAACGTACAAGTACGTCAAGCTACAGTCATCAAAAAAGATGGCACAGAAATAGCAAGATCTTTTCATAGATATGTATTAACTCCAGATATGGATTTAAGTCAAAGATCTGAACCAAACGAGGTTGTTGCAATATGTAACGCAGCTTGGACACAAGAGGTAAAAGACGCATGGAAAACCTTCCAAGAATCACCCTCCCAGCCGTTACAGTAATACAAACCCCCTCTTTACCTCTCCCTACAGCTGATGTTCCCTCATATCAACCTTTGGTCGTACCTCCGCAAGATTTACGAAGACCCGAAGGTACAAAGGAGGTACAAACAG